GTGATGGAAGCAATGACTGGCGATATTGTGTTCGCTTATATTGCTTTCAATGGTGATTTGATTGGTTTGACAGAAGGCACTCACATCAGTGGGAACTCGTTGACCGTCATTATCAATGGCATATGCGGCTCATTAAATCTACGATGCTTTTTCTATACTCAATACCCATGTGAGGATTTTGAAGAAAGAGCTGTCTTTCGTGATTGTGTTGCTGCAATGACATATGGTGATGATAACATTGGTTCGGTGAGGCCTGGCTTTGACAAGTTCAATATCAAAGATTGTTCACACTTTCTAGATGAATATGGTCAAGTTTACACCATGCCAGACAAAGAGTCAGAACTGTTGAAATTCTTGCCTCCTGATGAGTTTGAATTTCTAAAAAGAGATAGTGTGTATCACCCCAAGCTGGGTGTACATGTTGGAGCATTGCTCGACAAATCTATCTACAAATCATTGCATTGTTTTATGAGAGGTAAGAACTGCCCTCTCACTGAAGAACATGCATGTGCACAAAACATTGATGGAGCCTTGCGTGAATGGTTCAATCATGGTGAAGAAAAGTACGAGAAACAACGGCAATTGATGACTGACGTTGCAAATCGAGCTAGAATTTCTCACATGTGTACTGGACTCAATTTAAGCTATAACGAACGTGCAGCTGATTGGGTCACAACCTATCAACCGGAGTAAGTTCACTCCACCGTCACTTCGGAGACATTAAATCCGGCCCAGTTTTAAACCTGATGGTAAGCAAAATTAATGCATGTATATGGATACCACGTTTATTTTGATATTTATGTGTTTTGTAGATTAGATGTAGGCTTTGCATGTTTAACGGTCCCTAATGGGGAATCGAGAGATGAGTTCACCGTGCTCAATTGTAAATACTTCGTTCTGTATGAGTTAACCCGCTCTGCAGTCTGTACATAAAAGGGGTTGGTAATAATTGTAAATGTATTATGGAATTTTTCCAAGGAGCACAGGTCGAGGTTGGGACCGGTGCACGGCCCTTGGTCGAATTAAACAACACAACAACCACTACACCACCAAAGGCGGATACCTTGGTGGTGGCGCCACCAGAGCATGATGAGCTGGTGGCACAATCTGGGCGAGAGACTACGAATGACAATCGTATTACTTCGTCCGCTACACAATCGAAAGAAGAAAATGTGACTTTTCGCGATCAGAATCCGTCTTACAGCTATGAAGTGTTGTCTGAGATGGATCCTACGCGCATGTTGCAAGATTCAACAGATGCTGAACTTGGAAATTTCTTTTCTCGACCAATTAAAATTTATGAGAAGGAATGGTCAACTAGTACGACTTTGGCAAATGATTTTGATCCATG